AACCGTCCCATTAGTCTTACGTACAACATTGGGAAATGAGTACTGGCGGCCAGAAGGCGTTGTTATTTTCTGTGTTGACAAAGCCTCTTTAGCCAATCGGGAGTGCCATAACCCAATTCCTCTGTATTTCTTCGTGAAGTGTTCGTAGTACTGCGCTTCCGCTGGTGTTCTGCCAAATCCCGTTGCGCCATATAACGGCGCGAAAGTATGCGCCTTCGCAGTCTGTCTGTCCGTAGGCTGACCAGCATCGGTAATAACTTTAGCGGTGTATGCGTGTACATCAAATCCAGTAGATACTTCTTCAATTGCAACTCCATCCTGTGATAAAAATGCTGCTGCCCTAAACTCTAGCTGGGCAAAGTCAGCTTCCATAATCTTGCCACCTTTCCACCGTGATATGAACACTTTCTTTACAGGGAAAGTACCACCACGGGGCATGTTCTGCATATTTGGGTCTGCCCCACTAAATCGTCCAGTGGCTGTACGATGTTGAAGCAGTCTTACGTGCAGCTTACCATCTGCCTTTGTAAAGGTTTCAATGCCGTCTACAAAAGATGACAGGTAAGTATCCAAAGCACTTAGGCGTTTTACTTTATGTAGAAAACTCATTGCCTGTTCCATGCCTCGTTCTTTTGCAAAACCCTCAAGGATATCCAAGTTTGTTTTACTTGTTGTAAACCCATGCGCACTAACCCACTTAGCTGTTGGTGCGGAAAACTTCAATCCTGCCAACTCACCTGTGCTAACAAATTGATATCCAATGCCGCCACAATCTGGACACTTTGTGGGCTTTGCAAAGTTAGAGCCGTCTTTCTTTTTCTTGTAGTATTTGCCATTACCAAAACACGTGCCACATCTTTTTGCTTTAGTTTTATACACATGTACAGAATTATCTTTTACTGCTTGCTTGTAGTTTGCTTTTGCCATGTAAGGGTCAAAAGAGTTTTGCCACATAGATTTGTCAACAGGCTTTCTGCTGTAGATAACCTGAGACAATTGCTCTGGGCTGTTTAAATTTATAGGTGTATCACCCATCAAATCCGTTATCTGCTTTTGTAGTTCCTTTTCAAGATCAGCACGTTCATTCTCAAACTCAGTGCGAACCTCTTGCAGCTTATCCATATCAACATTGAACCCCCGTTGATACATGCGAGAGAGAGAGACAGCTACCCTGTTAGTCAGTGTAACTGTGTCCATAAGACCAGCATCATCAACTGTATTAAGACGCTGATACAAACGATCTGATAGCTGCTGCGTAGCTTCAAGGTCTGAAGACAAGTAACTAGATAGCAAATCGTGTGGTATATCTTTTGTACTGTATCCCTTATTGAAATATTCTTTCAATGTGTCTTGCTTCCTAGTATCCAGTTCATATCTGTTTGCACAAGCCTCAAGAGACAGTGGTTCTTTCTGCCCACGCTGCAAGACATACTCTGCCAACATCGTGTCAAAGACAGGACCATCATACTTAAAGCCAGATTCCCATAGCCACAGCAAGTCGTGTGCTGCGTTGTGCATGATGAGGATAGTAGCTTTGTCTAACCATTCTTGTACAACGGTATGCCCAAATTCATCTGCCTCCACCTCACTGTGGTCAAAGGTAACGATACGCTCAACACCTTGGTCAGTCAGCATACCTACCATAGTCAAAGAGTTCTCTGGCTCAAATGGATCAAGGTGCATTTTTCCGTCACGGTGTGTGACTGTATTCTCAACGTCAAGTGTCAGTTTCATTTATTCTCTCCTTATGTTTAATTAGGTACTGTATTGCTCTCTTCAATACTTCTACGCTATCATCAAACCCACCCAATGATCTATTACATTTGTGGCATAACCATCCCCTAAATGTGTCAGTATCATGGCAGTGATCAATAACCCATGCACCATTTTTCATGTTACCCTTACCTGCTACAGATTCCTCGCCTTCAAGACATATAGGGCAAACGTGATCTTTATCGGGCATACCATATTGTTGCCTCAAAGCATTACGAACTTTACCTAGTTCTGTATTACACTTTTTACATTCAGGACGCAAGTAGTTTGCACCAGAATGCCAGCTAAAAGCTGAAAAGGGTAAATGCTTTTTACATTTGTTGCATGTTTTACCATCACCTTCAACAAGATCATAATCCTCTAGGTCAAAAAGGAACTGCTGTATCATGCCGTATACCTTCCTGTGCGGTAATCTAACTCACAGGTAACTACACCATGCCAGCCTGACAGCTTGTTCTTAACCACATTAATGTGACGCTGTAGGTCTTCAATATTAGGGTCATCCTCTTGGGTCATTGGGTTCTTAGCGATGAGAAGCATAAGGTCTGCCTCTGCTGCCTTGCCTGTACGTGACCCTTCCATCATAGATTGATTGAGAAGAACCTTCCCCTCTGCCTCTGCACTTAGCTGAGACATATAGAATACAGCACACTCATACTGCTTTGCAATCATACGAGCATGTATTGCATTCGCTTTTAGAGCCTCGTCAGGACGGGCAAAGCCACCAGACCTAGCAAACTTATCTCCCATGTCTAGGAGGATCACATCAGGCTTATATGTCTTACAAACCGACTCTACCCATGACATGTCACGACCTGTAGCATCTTTGATCTTGATGCGTTCCTTGATAGGAGAATACAAATCCCTAGCACGGGATGGGTTTTGTTTTACCTGCTGCATTGTCATACCAGTTGCTGCTGTCAGATATCGTGCGCCAACACGGTGACTACCTTCTTCGTTGCACAGAATTATACAGTTAGCACCTTGTGCTGCAAGACCGTTGGGACTAGCAATCAAACTAGCATGAAACGATGTCTTACCCGTGTTAGGCCGTGCGCCAATCTCAATAAGATGACCCGCATTGATACCGTCAACCTGCCGACCTAGTGTTGGTATATTGAATGTCCAACGTGCTTCAAGATCATTCTTAGCAAGCAATGTGTCAATGTCTATGTCATCCCACTCTACATTGAGATCAGGCAAGAAGTCATCGTTGTACTGCTCAAGTATCATGCGTAGCTTCTCAAGGCTGGCCTGATCACCATTCACATAGTCAAAGCCTAACTCAGCAATGTCTGTGCCTACTACCTGTTGAAACAGTTTAGACAGCACCTCTTGTGCCACGTCTGAACCCATAGGTGTTTCTTTCCTAATCTGCTTGAACAACAATTCAAATGATTGCTTGTTAGCAGTAGTCATAGATGGGTTGTTTGATAGGAACAGTGCTTCTGTTTCTTCTGGCGTTACACTCCGATTGTATCGCTCCATTGCGATGTCGATTGTCTTCTTGATCTTACGTGCATCTGCACCAAAAAGACGATCAGGGCATTTGGCTCCACGATGATTGTCGTAAAACTCTTTGTCCATCAAACTTCTGATGATTGATAATTCCATTGGTTTTCTCCTTTGTACTAGCGGAAAGCAAGCAGCTTATCCACATCTTGTCGGGTTCGGTATTTGATGTCGTCATGTAAACGAAGCACTTTCACATCGTTTACGTATCCTCTTAACTCTTTAGCAAACTGTAGAGTCTTTGGCAATGCGTCGGGGTCTAGTGCCATAATGGCTGTTGAGAACTGCGTTAGATACCCTTTATGCGCTTCAGATAACGATGTACCTAGAAGAGCAACCCCGACAAAGGAACCGTAACCACCAACAACGGCTGCGCTAACACAGTCCTCAACAACAACAGCGACAGTACCACTACCAGAAACATATGGCAAGCTATTATTTCCATATCTTTTCCATTTAGGTAGCTTCTTGCCCATTGCACGACCTGCTGCATCCACAATCTTGTTGTCATGTACGATAGGAAAAACAACTCTGTGATCCTTTACATCGTACAAAAGACCAAGTTCTTCTGCATTCAAGCCATACAATTTTGATGCCCACTCTGATACATCTGAATCACGAGATACCACATACTCTGGTAGTACAAACGGTTCAGTTACAGAGTTAGGCTTATTCATGTTACGAAGATCATTCAATGTAAGTTTCACACGTGCTGTTCCACCTACACTGCAAGATGCCTTGTAACAATTCCACAAAAGAGAACCCATATTATTTGTGGCAGTAAATGTCTTGTACGATCTACATACAGGACAATTAAGCCTACGAGTTTCCCCTGCAGGAATATCTAAGTCTTCTACAAATATTTTTATATCCATTGTATATATTCCTATTATATATGTTTATATATAGTCCGTTGGGCAATCACGATGTCTTAATATCACGATTTTGACGACTCGTCAATGCTAAATCGGCACTAGCAAAAGTGTTTTTCATGTAAGGCTTTACACTTTGTGGATTAGCATGTCCTGTAACCGACATAATATTGCCCATAGATACACCGGCCTCAACCATCTCAGTTGTACCAGTGCGACGAAGGTCAGACAACCTCAACTCATCAGGTAATCCAGCATCTCGCATGATACGACGTGCAACTTTAGGTAGCCGGTTAACTGTATAAGGTTTGTAAACACCTCGTATTGGTTCTGTCATAGGTGCCACGTAAGGTTGAAAACCAAAGTCTCTCTCTTGTTCTATTAACATCTCTGTTAATTGTTGCGATATTGGCAAAAATACCTCTGCCTTACGCTTAGACTGCTTGATGTACACACGTGACCCAGACAAATCTAATGCGTCCCAAGTCAGTAGCCGCATGTCACCCAATCTCTGACACCATTCATATGCCATCTGTGCGATTAAACCCACGTTACGGGTGCTAAAATCGCCGTAGGCCGAGTCTAAGAAGTCTTGTACCTGCTGCCTACTCCACACAGTCCTACGG